GAATGTTCCAAGAGTGGCTGAACTTTATAATAATTTGTATATAGGTAATATTAATAATTACGAACCTACAATAAATAACATCTACTTCTTTGAATTAGATAGAGGAGTAAGTAATGTAAACTATCCTAAATATGAAGCATTAAGTACAGGAGATTCTCAACAATTATCAAGATCAATAGATAATTTAATAGTTGAAGAAATTAAAGCTATATATGATGAAAGAAAAGATGCTGGTTTACCTAACTTAAAAGCTACTGCATTAGGTATGTTACTATTAGAGAAGAATAGAGCTTATCTATATAATAGAATTAAACAAAGACTTCAAGATAAATTAGATGAAGAAACAACAAAGTTAGGAACTATAAAAGGTGTTCCTTTACTCAGTACATTTAAAACAAAACAAGATTTTAAAGATTATGCTGTAGCTATAATGAACAATACTAAAGGTAGAGATAAGTATGTTCTTTTAAAAAGTCAGATAGATGATTATAATTTACTTGATGCAGACTTAAAAAATGGTGATAGAGTTAAAGGAGAAAAGTGGCATTCTATAAAAATAGTAGGAGATTTTTACACACATAAAGAATTAAAAGATGTAGACATAATTGTAGTTTCAAAATATGAAGATGCTGAAATACAATTAAAAAATTACATAGAAGGTGGTGCTAAAGCATATGATAAAATTATTCCTGTAAATCCTACATTTAGTGATCAAGTACTTACTCCTGAACAAGAGGTATTATCAGATAATATTAGAATATTACAAACAGCTATTAGTAACTGGGGTAATGATTCAAAAGGTGTTATTCAATACCATATGAATAATTCTGATTTTGAAATTCTTAAAAAATCAGTAGAAGTTGATATAGAAGAAGACATTGATTCAGATGATAATGTAAAGGATCCTAATAATCCTGCAGAAACTCATAGAGATTCATCTAATCTTGCTGATGAAAAAAATCTTAAAACTAAATTACAAGATCTTCTAGGTAGTGAAACTAAATTTATTTTAAAATCTTTAACTAAAGTTGATTTTGAAGGTAATCCTGTAAAAGATAAATTTGGTTTTAATGAAAGAGCTGATTTTAGAAAAGTTTTTACTCAAGTTGCAAAAACTATTGGAGGTATTCAAGATAGAAATGAAGTGTATAGACTTTTAAATGAAGAAGCAAATAAGAAAGATAAAGATGGAAATCTTATTTTTCCAGAGCTAAATGAACTTATAGAATATAAATTACCTGATCCTAAAAATATTGGAAATAGATTTGAAGCTAAAGTAAGTTTAAGTTTCTGGCAAGACTTCTCTAGACCACGAATTAAATATTGGAATCTACTAGGTGTACCTATTATCAAAGAAATTGATATGGGAGGTGTTTTAGAAAAGACTCCTGTAGGGTACGATTTTATATTTACCCAATCATCTATAGAAGTATCTAGTATTATGAAAGGTTGGTTAAACCGTTATTCAACTTCTCCAAATACTAAATATCTTAAGAAGACAGAAGATAATAAACGTGAATTAAAACTTTCCAAAATTGTACAAGAGTTTTCAAATTCTAAAGGTGAACTAGATAGAGCTAAAGATTTTGAATTTGCTAATGCAATTGGAATTTATTTTGATGATGTTACTGCTATAAAAGATGATTTAAGTCAAAAAAGAGAATACTATGGTCTTCCATATATATTTAGAATTCTTAAAACTTATGAGCAGATTGAACAAAACCCAAGTAATTATTCTCCTTTACAAGTAGAATCAGCTGCTAAATTTAAACAAAATCCATTAACTGTTTTAAATTCTGAAATAGGTGCAGGTATTGTAGACAAATCAGCAGTTAATCAAAAGACTCAAGTAAAAAGAATGATTGAGTTACAAGCTAAGTACGGGTATGATTCTGCTAATTTAGGTGTATTGTTACCTAATAACAATATTGCTTATGAAAATTCAGATATGAGTGCTATGCTTGAAAAAACAAATGCATTAAACTCAGCTAAATCATTTGCAGACTTGATTAAGAGTTATCCTCACATGAGGTATTTGGATCCAAAAATAAATACATTTACTAAAAGATTAACATTACTTAATCAGTTATTTGATTTGAATAACCCAATGGCTGAAAGAAATGATAAAACATTAGAAACAATATATATTGCAGGATTTAAACCCGAAGGAGAAGTTGGACAAGCAACTACTGAGTTAGATCCATTAGGAAGATTCTTATTAGGATTTAGTAATGTTCTTCTAGGTGGAGTTGATGAATTACCTAGGATGTCTGAAAAGAAATCTTCTTTTGCTATAAGGTTAAAAGGTGGTCTTCAAGGGGGTGTTACTCCTACTGGTATAACAAAAGGAGATGATCTTTATTTATATGCAGATCTACCTATGTTTAGAGAAATAAGTAAAGCTAGAGAATATATATTTGAAACTCATATGCTTAACTATATTGCTGCTGAATTTGATAGACTTAAAAAGTTTAGAAATCCTAAAGAAAGACCAGACTTATTGAAGATATCTGGTTTTAATAGACCTGTTGGTATTTCTCAAAATGGAAATGAAGTTGTAGAAGGAGATATTTTTTCAGCATTTGATACTATTTTAAGAAACTCAACTAAAAGAGAATTATATGCTTTAGCTGATGATCAATTAGAAATGGATATAGTTGATTACATTAGACAAGATAGAGAATTATATGATAAAATATTCAATGATATAACTGAGTATTTTAATTTTCAAGCTCAATCACATATAGATTTATATTACAATAAGATACCTTTTGTATCAAAATCTATACTTGAAAAAATGTTTAATAGAGAATTGAATGATAATGAAATTCTTGATCTAAGAAAAAATACTAAAGTAATAAATAGATTGATGCAAGCTTATCTGTATAATGATTGGATACATAAGTTTGAAACATCTATTATACTTATGGGTGATTTTGCACAATGGAATCATTTTAAAGAAGATTGGTCTAAAAGGATTCCTGGAGTTCAGTCAAGTGGTTATAGTATCTTAAATGATAAAGACTGGCAGAACTACATGAAGACTGTTGAGATGACAGAAGATAAAACTTATGCAGGTAAATTATCTAAACAGTTAGATAGAAAAGACTTAAATAATTATATTTTTTCTGAAAAAATTATTACAGGTGTAATTAAAGATGCTCAAAGAAAATCTGTTTATTTAGATGATTTAAAAGAAGCTTGGAGAGAAGCATATGAATCATATCCATCTCTTTCTAAAGAAGATATAGATAATTATGTAGAAGAAGATGCTGATGCTTATGCTAAGATGGATGAGTCTGTTGGTATTGCTTTTATTACATTTGATGCATATAGAGCTTTATCTATATCTGGTAGAAAATGGTCAGTATCTCAAGAAGATTTATTTCAAAAAATTGCTAATGGTGATAAAGTTACCCCAGCACAAGTTCTTGAAGCATTTCCTATAAGAAAATACCACTATTTTGGATCATTAGAGAATGATTTTATTGCAACTACTGCAATGCATAAATTTTCTGTAATGCCGTTAATACCTAATGGTAATGCAAAAGAAGGTTCTGAATTGTATAAATTACATTTAAAAATGTTAAAAGATAATGTTCAGTATATAACATTTGAATCAGGATCTAAAGGATCATATCTAACCGAGGACGGACAAGTTAATAACTTATTTGCTACAAAAGAAGATAAAGATCTTAATGAAGAAGCTATTATTACTGCAAATCCTATATATCTAAATTATTTAAAAGAAGTTACCGTAATAAATGATAAACTAAAAAATGTAATTCCTATTGCAACACAAACTCGTTTTATTATTTATGATAACCTATTTGATAATGGTAAACTAATTAATGAAAAAAATAAACCTTTAGTAGATACTTATAATACTAATGTAAAAAATTTAACAGAACTATATAAAAGAGAACTTTTAGATGAAATAGGTTTTGAAGAGGTAGATGGTAATTATGTAGGTAATTTAAAAAGATTTGTTGAAGTTATAAGAGATGAATTAGGAAAAAGAAATGTTCCTTATCATATTCAAAAACTTGTTGATACATCACGTAAAGGTGACCATTTAAGATATGACTTATCTCTTATTCCAGAAGCAGAAAAAATAGAAAAACTTATACTTTCTATAATTCAAAATAGAATTGTTAGACAAAAAACTAAAGGTGAACCAATGGTTCAAGCACCTTCTACATTTACAAATGGTTTATGGGATACTCCTTTTGCAAAAGATGAAGCAGTTGCTAAAAATAAAGAATTAGAAAAAAAGTTCTTAGGTTCTAATACCCTACCCTTCTATAGAAGAGGTGAGATTATTAATAAAAAAACAGGGGAAAGATCCCCAACATACTTAGCTAAAGTTGCAATACCATTTAATGGAGATTTTGTAAACTTATTAAACTTAGAATGGCAAGGTTCTAAAATACAAACTATGGAAAGATTAAATGAACTCATTAAAACAGATGAGTTCTTAAATCAACATAGAGAAGCACTTACATTAGTAGGTCCAAGAATTCCAAATGATGCTACAAATACTATTGAAGCATTTGAAGTCTGGCATTTTGTTGATGCTTCTGTTTTAAATACTGTTATAGTACCTACAGAACTTGTTGCAAAAGCTGGATCTGACTTTGATGGTGATAAGTTATTTCTTACAATGCCTCATATTGATAAAACAGGTAAGGTAATAAATACTGGTCCAGCAACTTATGAAGATTTTATTAATGAATATGAAAGATTAAAAGCTTTAGAAGCTGATGGAAAACTTTCTAAAGATGATTTAAAACCTAAAAAATATCTAGAGCAAGTTAAAAAGTATTATCAAAATAAATACATTACTTCAGCAGCTAATATAATTAAGATACCTGAAAACTTTGCATATTTAACTAAACCTAATAAAACATACTTGGTACAAAAATATGTAGCTGATTTAGAGAAGGGGTCTAATCTCTATGATAGATATGATAACCCTTTCAAAATTGCAAGTATTAAAAACAGTAAAGGGCAAAAAAGAGTTAGTCCATCTACATTATTAACTGCTGCTTATAATTTATATAAGTTTGATGCTAACTTATCTCTAGAACCTGCATTAGGTATTACAGCAAAAATTAATAAGAATCATATAATGTATAAGACATTGTCTGCACCAATGCCTTTAGTTTATAAAAAACAAGTAAATCTAGGTAATGGACTTGTAGATGAGACTATTGATGTTCCTATGCATATGAGATTTAAAGTCAATAAAATTAATATTGATGGTAAAGATCATATATCATTATCAGGAGCATATACTAGTAAAGGACCTAGAATTACTGATGTTAATTCTCATAACCTTAATGGTATTCTAGATAGAGGTAAAGAATCTTGGCCGTTTACATTACAATTATTTCCAGAAGCAATCGGGGTAATTAATTACCTAATACAGGTTGGTGTTTCAGAAGAAGAAGTATTTTACTTAATGAATCAACCATTAGTTAAACAATATATTGAAAACATTAGAAAATATAATAATGCATTCTCTTCTATTTTAAGTCCAGGTACATATGCTAGATTTCAAGCTAAACAAGATGCATTAAGTAATATTCCTTATACAGAACTAATTAAAGTTGGTTTCAAAGCAAATGAGTTTAAACTAAAAAGACATATTGAATTTATGTCAGGACCTATATCTGTAAGTTTTAGAGATAAAGATGGTCAAGCTATAACTCAGGAGTTTCCTAGTGTAGCAGCATTTAAGAAAAGTACTTTATTTGAAAAGAACTTACAAAAAATCAGTAGTATTTCTGATAATAATAATGTAGTATTTAATAGAATTGATCTATCTGAAAAAAGAATATATAGCTCACTAATAAATTCTGAAAATTATGTAGAATTTGCAGAGGCTGCTTCTAAATATATAGGTAATACTATTACTATAGATAAATTAAAAGAAGTAAAAGATTCTAATGATATGGAATCTTTAAAAGCACTTGCTATTTTTGCTAATTATATTGAACTAGAAAATCAAAAAAGTGGATTAGATAATTTCCAAATAATATCTTCTTACGATACTGATAAACTTTCTACAGTTCAACAAGTAAATAAAAGAAGACTTGGTTTACTTGGATTAAAAGAGGATTCTAAAATTGATAATAGATTTGTTGAAGAAGTAATGGAGAAATCTATTATGAAAAATTTTAATAATACAGATCTAATAATTGACATTGCTGAGAGTGTTCTTCCTTTTAGATTACATCCTGTAACTACAGCATTTATTGAAATTACAATGTCCAATTCTAAAGTTAAAAGAAGATTTGGTGAAGGTGTAGCTGGTGAAGAAAAATTTACTAAAAATTATAATAATGCTATATTAAATAATTTATTTCAGAACAGACTTACTTATTTTTATAATGAAGATGGTATTAAAGTTACTGTTCCTGAAGAATTTCACTCAACAGCTGTAAAAATAAATAACTCTATAGAAAATGAAGTAAATATAACAGAAGACTCTATAGAAGTTAATTTAGACTTACTTACTAAGATTTATGAAAATAGAGCTTATTTAGCTAAAAACTTTACAGTAGATAAAAATTATACAGCATTAGGTTATCATACATTTATAGGTGGAAACTTAAATCCATTTAAAAATTTAGAACAATTTGTAAAATTTGTAATGCACAGAGAATACATTAGAAAAGATAAACCATTATCTAGTGTAAAGGATAATATAATGTATAAAAATATATTAGAGGAATCTACATCTGAAAGTGCAGCATATGAAAAGTTTCTTGCTGAAAGTGCATTATATCAAAGTTTTAACCCGGCTTATATTACAGGTACTACTACTATGTCTTATTATGACTTAGTAATGAGAACTATAATAGATAATAAAATACTAACTAATACATTCCCGGTTTTAAATTTTATTACACAAGCAACTCTTAAAAATCCAACTTTAAAATTATTTGATTTTTCTGATGGTTTAAGTGCTGATGGTGATATGGCTGATTCTTATAAAAATCAATTAGACCAATTAGGTGATATTGACTTTTCTAAATATGCTGGTAATGAGTATAGAGAATTAAATAAACATATATCAAATGTATTTAAATACTTTTCTGAAGCTGTATATTTTCAACATGGTGTAGGTAAAAATAGATTTGGATTTGCAAATATTCTTAATGCTGAAAAATTTACTGATTTGATTAAACAACCTGTATTAAATTTTCAAAAAAATGTATTAAGTGCTGAAGATCCTTTTGCAGAATTAGACTCAATTCTACAAAGTTTATTGTCTCTTAATGAATTTAAAAATTATACAGAAACACCTGTTGTTCAAACTGAAGTTGAAGAAGAAGATGAAGAAGGTAGTACTATTGTGTTCCCTAGTGTAAAACCAATACCAAGTGTTAAATCTACTCAACCTACATCTAATGTTAAACCTACAATAGATTTAAGTAGAGAATGGGCAAGAGATTTAAAAACAAGACCTGTATATACTGCAGAAGGTGTAAATACTATGCGTACTGAAGCTGCTAAAAAAGATGAACATTTTGGTAATCCTTTTAGTGAAGCAGGCTATGGAGATACTAGAAAAGTTCCTAGTATTCCAACAGCTGTACAGGCTTATAAAGATTGGTTACTTACAGGATATGCTCAATGGCTTAATGAAAATGGAGAAGCAGAAGATTTTGCAGGAAAACAAGAACAACGTCAATGGATATTAAATCAAATTAATGAAGGTAAACTAGATGGTGCCACTTTGCTTTATGCAGGTAAATCTGCAGCTAGAGGGCAAGGTATGCATCCTACAGCTTTAGCAGAAGTAGTTGAACAATTAAGAAGTAAACCTACTCAACCTACTGCAGCTCCTGTAGTGGAAGGAGTTGAAATTGGTTCCAATGCTAAAGGTCTAGCAGCAGCACTTACTAATCCTACTGAACTAGCTAAATCTAAAGGTAATCTTACTCAGTCTTATCCTATAGAATTTAATGGTAAAACATATAAAGATGTTGAATCAGCTTACCAAACATTAAAAGATAAATCTGAAGCTCAAACAAAACCTACTAAAGAAAATAGTAAAAACTATAAACTGATGGTAGATTTAATAACAGCTAAACTACAACAATATCCTAGATTAGTTTCAGAAATAACTAAACAAGGAGGTTCTGCTTGGATACTATCTTCTACTCATCAGCCTACTAAAGCAAATACAGTTTGGGAAACTGGTGGTCAAAATTGGTTTATTGAATCTCTTAATGATGCTTATTTATCTACTCAACCTACTGTAGAACCAGTAGGAGAAATTAAAGTTTTGTTAGATAAATATGGTAACTCTACACCAATTTTAGGAATAATAGATAGAAATAAAGATCTATTTAATAAAGCAAATGTTTCTGCTATTGCTTCTTTTGGTTCTGTAGTTTATGATATGGTATTACAAGATACTATAAATAATAGAAAAGGTGGAGTTGAGGGATCCAAGGAGTATATTGACAATCTTTCAGAATTTTATAGATCAATAAGAAAAGCTTCAGGTCAAAATCCTTTTAATCCAGACTCAATAATACATGGATTTCAAATAAATCCAAAGTATAGAAACTATATAGATGCTTTTTTAGAGTATAAAGGATTACCTGCTAATACTAATGTAATATTTTTTAATGACGAAACATATAGAGGTTTTAAATTAGAATCTTTATTAATACACGAAGCTGCTCACAGTTTTGATAATCCTGGCATTGATCTATCAGATAAGCAAGTAGAGTTAATAATAAAAGCTTTTAATGAAGTTTCTAGAGATGAGAATGAATATTACGGTATAGATAGTGGAAATTATCTAAAAAGAGAATTAGCTAAAGGTAATAAAGATGAGATTATACCTGTTCTTACTGAACTTTATATAGCAACACCAAACCGTGGATATTATTTAAAAAATATATTATCAGAAGAACAATTTAAATTATTAGAGTCTATATTATCTACTCAATCTACTGAAGGATCTGAAGATAATTATGAAATGTCTTTAGAAGAAGAATTAAGAATAAAAGAAAATGAATTAAAATTTTTAATTGAAGATTCTGAATTATCTCAAGAGAGCAGAATAGAATTAATTGTAGTAAATAATCTTAAAAAAATTACACCAGAAAGTGCTCAAAAAGAAACAGGAGGTAAGTCTGGTGTTAATAGAGATATAGATATATCTTTTTTAAATAAAAATGGTAAAACAGTAGAAGGGGCAGCTGAAGATATTTGGATGGATCTTGATGAAGGTTATCAGAATATGTATGATGTTCAAGATATTAGAAATATTATCATAGATATTTTAATGACTGGTAAGAAAAAATATATTGAAGATTATACATCTAATTATAGGTTAATAGAAAAACTTAAACAAGAAGTTGCTCTATTAAAAGAAAGAATAAAAGAACAAACTAGAAATAAACCAACTAATAATAATTTAAACTTATTTGGTTTAGAAGGATTTAATATTCCTGATACAGGAGACACATGTTAATTATAATTTGTATATTTAAATAAAGAAGTATAATGCCTTGTAGAATTAAGATAAAACAGTTTGCTGAAAAATTAGTAGAAGATCTTGCTAAAGATGGTCTTGGTAAAAGAATTGATATTGCTAAGAGATATGCTCAAAAAGTAAATGAAGATTTAACAGATTATATAAACCAATATAGACCTGCTAATGATAAAATTGAACAACTTAAAGTATTAGATTATCAAATACAAGGTGACTTTTTAAATCCTGTAATTACAATACCCAAACAGTTAATTGATCATTATTATGAATTAGAGGTTCAAAAAGAACTACAAGAATATAAAAAAGCTGAAAATCAAGCTAGATTAGTTCAGAAAGAAGATGCAAGAAGACTTGGTATTACAGATAAAGAATATACAGATAATTATCTTTTTGATGAAGTTGCAAATGAATTAAATTTTGATAGAGCACTTGAAGCTCAAAGAGATTTAGAAATTGCAGAAAAACTTGGTGAAAAATTTAGAGAAGCTTTTAATATAAACTATTATATTATTACTCCAGATGAAGCTGCTATACTATTACAAAATAGTCCTACTCCTTTTAAATCAAATGTATCTGCATTTTTTTATGGAAACAATGTTTATTTTGTAAAAGGTAGATTTAATTCATCTAATGTAATTCATGAGTTTGCCCATCCTTTAATTAAAGGTATAGCATATCAAAATAAAAAACTTTTTGATAATCTATATGCTCAATTAGATTTATCTGACACAGGTAGATTAGCAAAGCAAAGAGTTCGTGATAATTATCCTGAATTAGAAGAAGGCTCTGAAAGATTTAAAGAAGAATCTTTAGTAACTGCTATGGAAATAGATGCAGAAAATAAACTTAATAACATAAAGTCTGATGATACTTTATTTAAACAGTTTATGGACAAATTAATCTATGCATTAAAGCAGGTTATTAAAAAACTAATGGGTCGAGAAATAAGACTATCTAATCTTGATTCTACTACATCATTAAATGAGCTTGTTGATATGATGATTAATAAGGATTTTGTTATTACAGATTTGCAATATCAAAAGTCTTTATTTGCTGAAATGAAAAAAGAAACAGATGATTTTATAAAAGCTCTTGAAAAAACAAATGCTAAAGATTTTATCCAAATAATTGATGATACTCACAGCTTTATGAAGTATCAATTAAATCTTTTAAGAAACTCTCCTAAAAGATTAAGAGAAGAATTGCAAGAAGAAGGTGGGTTAAATGTTATTAAAAACATAAGAGACTATCTGGAACCTTTTAAAACTACAGGTTTAAATTTAACTGAAGATGATCTTAATAATATTGTCACAGCATTAGAACAAAGAGAAGGAGATTTTAGAACAAGATCTTTAGCTTTTATAAATAGTGTTAATGAAATAGATGTGTTTACAAGAAAAGTAAATGAGGTCTTAAATAATTTAAAAGAAAATAATAAACATCTAACTGTTGACGGAATTGCTAAAGTTAAATACTTTAAAAATTTACTTAAAGGAGAACAAGACTTTATTAGAAATACTATAAAGTTATTAAAGTTAGATAGTACAAATCCTTTAATTGCTAAACTATCCAGTATTAATACTCAATTAGAAAATACTATTGATCTTACTGATGAATTGACATTAGAGTTTGCTAAAGAATTTTTTATTGATAATACAGAATTAATGGCTGAAAATATTGTTGCTGATTTTAAATCAGGAGCTCTTCAGATATTAAATAAAGAAGCTTTTTCAGAACAAGATATACAAGAGTTTTTTGAAGATATTTTTGATAAAATAGATAATCAAAGACTAAAAAATATTACCGCGAATCAATTAAAACTTCCTAGAATACCTAAAGGAATTAAAACTTTAATGGATAGAATTCAAACTTATACCGTTAAAAGAATAACAGCTGATACTATAAGTGATTACATAGAAGGTAAAACAGAAGATCTAGGTTTACTTACAGCAATGTTTACTCCTACTGGTAATATGGATGATCTTCTTGGCTCCGTATTTAGATATGTAAGACAAAAGTTATCTCAAACAGAGAGTGAAAGTTACAATCAGCTTAATAAAATGGCTGATCAATTAAATCCTTTGTTTATTGCAGCAGGTGTTGATCCTACTAATACTACTGAAATGAAAAACTTTTTTCTTACAGTAGATAAAGTTCCAGATATTAACCCAGAAACAAATGAAGTTTCTGAATATGAGATTTATACCTTTATAGATAAGTTTAAAAATTGGAGATATGATCTTGCAGTATTAGAAAATAATCTTGTTATTGCTAGAAAGAAAGGTAATAAGGATGATATTAAAACTGCAATATCAGCATTGGCTGAGTTTAATGAAAAGTACATGCATAGACCTTACAAACAAGTTGTTTATGATGTAAGAAAAATATGGAATACAGATAATGAAGTATATGATCCATCAACAAAACAAACAATTACTGTATCTGCTAGTGTATCTTTGGATGCTTATATAGAAAGACAAAAGGCACTGGAAAAATTAAGTGTTATTAATAATAACTCTGCCTGGACTGAATTAGATGATGTATTAGATTTTACACCATCTAAAGAAGCACAGATTGAGTATGATGCTTTGTATACTTTAACTTTACCAAATGGTCAATATAAATCGGGTGAAGAACTTCAAAAAGTTTTAGTAAGAAGAAAATACAGACAAGAATCTTCTAGATTTTATAAGTTTGAAACCGATCTTAATAAATATCAAAATGACTTAGATCATTTTGCTAAAGTTATTTTGCCTGCAGAAGGAGTAACATTAGATGAAAATCCAGAAGAATTTAAAAGAAGAATAGATCAGTTTATTGCTAAAACTACACGTATATCTTATTCTGCAAAATATTTTGAAGATAAAACTAATATTCTAAATAGAATAAAAGAATTACAGGTAAGAAGTAAAAATAATCCTACTGTAAAGAAACTTAATGAACTCTATGAAGAAAGATTTAGAATTGTAAATAATGTTACAGATAAAGATGGTCAACCAAATGGTTTAAATTTACGAGAAGGTTCTGCTCAAAGACTTCTAGAAATAGAAGAAGAAATAATTCAATTGCAAGGAACCTTTGATAAAAAATCAGGATTAACTCCAAAAGAGTCTAAAAGACTTTTTTATTTAGAGAATTATGTATTTAAAAAAAATAGTAAAATTATACCTACTCAAAAAGACATTGATGATTTTACTAATTTAACAAATAAAAAGAATGAACTTGGTATGTCTACATTAGAAGCATCTGAGTTAAGAAAGAAATATTCTGAATTAAATGAGTTAAGAGATATCATACCTACAGACTATTATATTACTGCTTTAAATAAAGCACTTGAAGGTACTGATATTGAACCACTTACATCAGAGACAGTTGAAGATTTTGTACGTAATAAATTAGCTATATCTGAAGCATTTGAAAAAAGTCAAGTATTTAAAGATTGGTTTTTAAGTAATCACATTGTAAGAGATGTTTGGAATCAAGAATTAAATAATGGTGAAGGAGGATATGATACAGGATATGCACGACTAAAAGTTTGGAGTGTAGAAAGACCTAATGATGATTCTTACTATAAGAAAACTAAAATCATCAGCCCTATAACAGGAAAAGAAATTACTGTAGATGGAGCTCCAATTGCTAAATATACAAGATCATTTATTAAAGATGAGTATAGAACTATACCTGTAGGTAAATCAGATGATTATGTAGGCACTGTTATAGATAATAGAGGTAACTATTTACCAAGAGAAGATGCTACAGATACTAAGTATCTTAACAAAGACTATTATGATATGAAGGCTTCAAATAGTCCTAAGTTTAAACTTCTTGAAAAACTAAAACAAAACTATCTTGATGTTCAAAAAGAATCTCCTTATTCATCAAGACTTTATTTAGATTTAGCAAGATTTAGACAAAGAACAACTTTAGAATATATAAGATCTGGTCAAGGAAAACAAGAAGCAAAAGATAAACTAACTGCCGCTAAAACAGGTTTAGAGTATATTAAATCTATATTTCAACAAAAAGCAGATGATGCAGAAACATATGGGTTTAATTTAGAAGAGCATATGATGTATGTACCTACTGATTTACAAGGTAATGCATTATCTAAAGTTCCTGTAAGAGGAACATACAAACTTGATATAAAAGAAACTTCTACAGATGTTTTAAGAGCAATGTGGGATTACATGTATTCTCTTAATGAACAAAAGACTCTAATAAAAGAAGAACCTGTAATGAATGCAATATTAGATGTGTTATCTGATGATACAAATGCTATTAAAAGATTAGATCAAGCAAGTAGTTCTTTATTAAAAGCAACAAATAAAATTAAAAATTTAGCTAAAAATACAGACACAGATAGAAGAGTTACTGCATTACTAGATTTTATAAATAGAACTTTTTACGGTAAAAGAGTTAGTGACTTCCAAGCTGATAATCCTTGGATTACTAAACTAACTTCTAAGTTAATGGGTTTCAGTAGTTTTGCTTTCTATTCATTAAATCCTGTATCATCAATTAAAAACCGTGGTGGTATGCAGTTCAATAAACTTATTGAAGTTGCTGGTGGTAAAAACATAAATGTAAAAACCATGGCACAAGGTAAGTTTAGAGCAGCAAAAGCTACATGGGAACTTGGTACTAAAGGTTATTATGCAAAAGGTGCTAAACCTTTGGACACACAAATTATAGATAGTTTAGATTTAGTACCCGGTAAAGCAAGAACAGAATTTGGTAGAGCTTCTACAAGATCATTTGTAACAGATTTTTTTGATAGAAACTGGTTATATTCTGATAGAAAACTAATGGAAGTTAATGCTTCATTAGAATTAGGATTTGGTATGATGTATCATCAAATGGTTGATCAAATACAATCTGGTGGTTCAGTAACTCAAATTCCTTATTCTGAAGCATTTGAACTTGATCAAAATAATATTTTAAAATTAAAAGAAGGTATTAATCCTGAATGGGGTCCAAATGCTGTAGATCATACTGTAACTACAGGAGATACTTTAGAAAGTATAGCCAAAAAATATCATATGTCTGTAGAAGAGTTAATGGCTAAAAATAAAATTAAAAAAGAAAGAGCTCTTTCAGAAGGTGAACAATTAATAATTGGTAGAAGTAAAAGATTTAATGATTTTAAGTTTAAAGTCTACGATGCTAATGTGAGATTAAATGGTTTAACTAATCAATTAGATTCACCTTTAGCTGAAAAGAACTTACTATATAATACTTTCTTCTTCTCTAGAAGATTTATCACAGGTTTGTTTTTAAATAGATTTCAGTTTGATACCTCAAAAAATAACTTAGGGGGTGATGTATATAATTGGAATACTAATGAACTTACTAGAGGATTTTATATTGATGCTTTAAGTGCTATTAAAAAGATGTTGAAAGATGCTGATTATCTAAGACATTATATGACACCTAGAGAAAAAGCAGCATTAAAAAAGATGTTAGTTGAAACAGCTTATATCATAACACTTATGCTCTTAGCTGCTATTGTATTTGGATATGATGATGATGATCCAGATAGATTTAAAAAGATGAAACAAAGAGAGAAAGATTATGGTTTACAAGGTTGGGTAGCTAACCATGCTCTATATCAGGTACTAATGATACAAAAAGAAAACCAACTATTTAACCCTATTTTTGGAGCTCAGGATTGGTTAGACTTTACAAAGTCTAGTACTATAGTTGTTCAACCTACTATAGGTAGTTTACTTAAAATAACAAAAGATTTGTTTTATTTAGTAACAGGTGATGAATCAGCATACTATGCTCAAGATGTAGGTCCTTATGATTGGCAAGAAAAAGAATCTGCAAAAGTTCTGAATCATTTCCTATCTTCATTAGGATTTACAGGTAAAAACTATTCACCTATTTGGGCAATTAAAAAGAAAGAACAATTTGAAAATTTAAGATAAAATGGCAAAAACTAATACATCAACAGTCAAAGCTTATAAAAGCAACAAAGTATCACGTCCTGGTGTACATGCAAAATCTAAGACTTCTAAACTTAAAAAGTCTAAGAACTACAAAAAAGCATACAGAGCACAAGGTAGGTAAGAAAAAAAAAGGGGAACCCGAAGGCTCCCCTAAAATTATTCATCTTCTTCACAACAGTCACATTTCTCTGACTCTTGTTCTCCATACTGATTATAGAACCAATCTGCAGCATCTGCTTTAGATTGTTTTTCATAACAACCACAATACATACTATTAGCACCTGCTAAGTATGCTTCAATCATTGCTTTCTTGAATGCTACTGGATGCATCTTTCTCAACTTTAATAAACTTACTTAACTCTGGTCTAAAATATCCAGGTCCTTTTAATATTTTCCCGTCAGCTCTAAGTACAGGTTTACCATCCTCACCTAACTTACTCATATTACTAGCTTGTATTTCATCAAATATTTCTTCTATAATATGTTGCATGCCATGTTTTAATATAGTACCGCATAAAATATACAACTGATCACCTAGAGCATCAGCTATTTCTACTAATGAATTCTTAGCACATGCTTCAAGATATTCATCATTTTCTTCTCTCATTAATGAATGTCTAAGATTATACTCATACTCACTTAATGGTCTCGGCCATCTACCATTTTCTTGTCCAAATGCTTTATGGAATTTTTCTACTGCTTCAAGTTGTTTTTTCATACTGCTAATTTAAAAAAAAAGAGGATAGTATTACCTATCCTCTTCTCTATTAACCTACTTTTAAAATCAAAAGTATAATCAGAAAAAGTCTGGAGCTTCTTCTTCTCCATTGTCATCAGAAAAATCTAAATCAAAATTATCTTCTAGTGCAAAAACATCTTCTTCTGTTTCTTCAGCTATAGGTTCAGTAGGTTCTAATAGATTACTTGGACTATTTTCTATCCATACAGTCTCAGCTTCAGCTTCAAACTTTTCAGATATCTCATTAATTACTTTTTCAGTAAATGACTCCTCTATTATAGGAACTTCAAATGTATTACCAATAGGATCAGTATATTCAAGTATCTCTTCTGTAGAAAATTGTTCGTAATCTTCCGGTGTTGGTTCTAAAGATATAACTTCTTCAGCTTCAACTTCTTCTTGTACCACTTGATTATCAGATAGTTCTGCTTCAGCAATCTGATCAAGAATATTAGTCTGTCTTGGATCTGCATATAAAGGATCTACTATTTGAGTTTCTTCTTCAACTGGTTCATTAACTATAGCAACTGGTTGACTAACTGGTTGACTAAAGTCACAAATTGTCCCTATAAAATAATGCAAGATTCTTTGGTCTTCCATCCAAGTCTTAGGATGTGATGACTGTAATGCATTAGTTACATAGTTATAGAATGCCCACAAACTATCTGTATTAGTAAATACATGATAAGGTTTCTTCATTTGATCTCTTACAGCACTAGCTTGTTCAGTAGTAAGAATCTCATACTCAGCAAATAATACTCCTAGTAATTGAGATTGTTTTCTTTTATTCAAGTTTACTACTTCCATAGCAGCTTTATCAGAACATAATTGAGTATAATACATATATGCATTAGTGATATAATCATCAATAGTAGCTTTTGTTTCTGTATCTGCAGAACCAGTATGTTTTCTAACCCAGCTACCAACTTCTCCAGAAATCATAACACCACCTGTTTTATTTATATAAGCACCAACTACACATTTAAACTTTACTTGTTTATTATAACTGTTTGTCCAAGCAAACATCATTGACAACTCAGGGTCATTATTAAAATTTAATTTATAAATTCCTTGAGCAATTTGTCCATCAGCAGTACATCTGTACTCCTCATCTACAATACCAAACCCTGCAGCAGCAAGGGATTGGTAAGCATAATCAATAACAAACTGGTGACTTATAACAGTATAAGTAGCAGCATGATTTGGTAAAGGCACACTAACTAAATGTGCCTTTGTTGTGTTTTGTATTTTCTTTGGCATTTTAAAATAAACTTAATTGATTTGAATTAGGTTCTAGAGAGTTAATTTCTTTTCTAATTTTCTCTAGATAGTAATCATAATTAATATCATAATCTTCAAATTGTTTTTCTTCAGCATTTATATATAGTTTTTGTAACCATCTACCTGCTTCTACTTGTATCTCTCTAAGGTCTTCATTATTCTTTTTAATAATCTTACAACCCTTATTGGATATATAATATCTAATTGTGTTTTGTAGTTCGTCTAGTGTAAAATTACCAGAAACTATTTCATGTTTGTAAAATTTCCAGTCTCCTTTTATCTTAACACCACCACAAAAATCAAAAATGTTTAAATTCTCTGCAATAAACTTTTCAGGTTTAACACCATCTACAAAATAAGCATGCAATGCTTTTGGAATAATTAAGAAACTTTTATTCTTATGTAAAGCTAGATCTTTATACTCAAATCTACCCTTACATTTAGATTTTCCATCTTCAGTTACAGCAATATAATTGTTTACGTCACCTAATACTAGTTTAGAATACTGATCATGTTCAAGTTGTAGGTTAGTTATCTCTTCCCAACGAGCACAGATCTCCATATATTTATCTATATATTCTCTTGGAATCATGGTTTCAAGACCATCTGTATTCTGCATTAGAGGTATTGCATTTGGTATTTCTTCACAAATCATCTCATACAACATAGTAAGACTTAGTTGACCATTGATAGTTATACTCATAGTAAACTGCGGGTCATATAAGAAACTGTTCTCATCATTACTAAGTCCATAAGTTGAATTAAGAATAATCTTATATACATAATTCTTAGGATCTTTCTTTGGAATCTTTTTTCTTTCCTCAAAGAACCATTCATATAGTTCACAGAATTCATTTTTAGGTAAATGTGCCGGTGCCCATCCATTTCTAATAGCTAGATTAGGATAGAAACTAGTAACATCTGAAGTCATAATAACCATGTCTTCTGTAGCATTATATACTTTGCTAGTTCTAGCACCGTGAATACCACCAAGACCATAATCTGTTTTAACTCCTTTATATTGAACAGAATATTTAAAACCTCCTTTAGTTTCTCCAGGATATAATATTACGTCCTGAAATTTCTTTAAAAGATTTTGAAATGTAGCTGTCTTAAATTCAATATAAGGTAAGATTATATCTTTAAATATGATTTGGTTTCTATGAGTTCTCATTTGTCTTAACTCAGCTTTCTTTATACCAGTTTGTTTACTCAAGAAATGTAGAAACAATTCTTTAGATATTCTTGGTTCAGAGGCTGAGAACAAATCTATATTATACTCCTCTGTTAAAGCTCTCCTCAGATTAATTTGTTCTTTACTAAGATGCATTATCTGTTTAGTAGATCTTACATCATTAATACAATAACTTACAATATCAGGAATCTGATCTTCTACTACTTCAGTAGCATGATGTATTGGCATATCTACAATATTCTTCCAATCCATAGTATACTGAATCCATTTAAGACTAGATCTTTTTGCTGGGTTGTCCCAGTGATTAAGTTTAAATACATCTACTTGTCTAATACTTAAATCTCTTTGACTAAATTCTAGAAACTCTCCTGCATTTTGTCTTGAAATAATATTTTGTGCTTTAGAATATAGATATCTTGCAATTTCTTCACCAGACATGCTACATAAGTCTACTTGTTTTCTTAGTATGTATTCAGTTATTTGACTGTCAAATCCAAGACCATTGAAACTTACGTGCCATTCATTAAAGTTTTTATTTCTATTTAAGAAATTAACTAGTTCTTCTATATCATTTTTTGCTTTGTGACAGATAAAAATTCTTCTGTCTTTAGATTTTACATCTTCAAACACGGCTACAAATAAATTAGCCATTGTTTCATAGTCATGTACCCAATGTGTTTTCATAAGATTAATTCAGTTAAGCTGTTTCCCCGTTAAGTAAAATAAAAAAGGGTAAGAAGTCTTACCCTTTCTTTTGGATTCTAAATTTAAGCTTTCTCAGGGTTAAGCATAAATTTCTTATAATCAAACTTCTTTGCATTAACTGCAAAAGTTTTGATTAATTCTTCTATTGCAGATGCATCTTCTACATAAAATTCTTGAAACACTTCAATCTTATGTCTCTCTTGTTTCATACCTTTTGTACCTGTAACAGCTTGTCCATACTCATCTAGTTTTGGAAGCATATGTAAAGTAGTTTTCCTAATTTTAGAAATAATTACAAATACTTTCGTTCCCGGATCAAATATACACTCTACATAAGGACAATTTTCTGTAATAGGGATCATTCTGAAAGTTTGTTGGTCTTGCCAACTTGCTTGTAAAAGCAGCATTGATTCATTCATTTTTGTTGGTTTTTTAATTTAATACAAATTAATCTAGAATTTTTAAATTTTCCAAATTTACTGTTTCTAACGATAATGTTTCTTTTTCTAGATCTGGTTTGTTACATAATTCAACAACTTCTCTTAACATACTTTCATCTACATCTAAACATTTTGCATAATCTAGATAAAATCCCTCTGGAAAAAGATAGCTTTTCATGTAAACATAATTACTAGATGAAATATCAAAAAAGTTTAAAATCTTCTCTTTAACTTTTAGTGATATTTTACTATATTGACCATTTACAAAAAATAACCAATCTTCTTTTATATCAGAAAAATCAAATGTATATATTATTTTGTCATGTGTTTTAATATAATCAACCAGTCTATTGTGTTTAAGTAAAATTGTTTTCTCAAATCTCATAAATTCTTCATCATCTCTACAATCATATACACAGATTAATTTTGCATCTTCAGGTTTTGTTGTATTCCATGAAAGATATGTTTCTTCAGGAACTGCACAACTACCTCGTTTAATATTCAAAAGTGGATACAAAAACACTTTTGATTTTTGAAAATACTTTCTGTACACATTTTTAACTGGCATAATAGTTATAATTTTATATTACCAACTGCTAAGTCATATGGTAGGTCATATCTTTTGTTTTCATAATGCCATTTGGCAATCTTTAAAACTTCTCCAAAATCACTTTTCCATTGACTCATTGTTTCTTTAGAGACCTGAAAAGGATAAACTAAATTGTATTTATCAATTACAATAAAGGTTACTTGAACTTCCCAGTCCTCTTTGTCTAGTCTGTCTTTCAAGAATTTATCTGAAGCAAGAATAGCATATATTACTCCTTGTATCCAATACTTGTAATAATCTACTGCATCAGGGAAATCTTGGATAGACTTACCAGTTGTTTTAAGGTCATTGATAAAAATTATCTTTGCCTCATTATCAACTAAGACATTGTCAAGTACTCCGTGTAAACCAAAAGGGATTTTGTCATGGTCAACCTTAATGTGCAACTCATTGTAGGTCTCGATGTGTGTGTCTTCCTCAGTTATGTCTAGTGCTAATAGTGTTCTCACATCACTATTACTCTTTAGTATTTCAACCTGTGCTTTGCAGCCATCCAAAGTAGGTTGATCAACTATTGATTTGTCTAGACTATTTTTAAGGAATTCAAAATACTCTTTATGTTCATCAGTAAGCATCTTGTCAAGTCTTTGCTGATCTGTTTTAAGATTCTGATAAAGATTTGCTGTAAGTAGCTGTGTAAGTATATCTTGTGAGTAGTCTTCCAAAGTTAATGAATTATTTGAATATCCAAGATGTAATCTAAAAATATTGTCAATAATCTTCCTTGGGTTATCACTAGGGAGTTTTCCCGGTAATGATAAAAAGTAATCATCATATTTCTCAGGTTCAAATAAAAGGCAGTGCAAGACCCTACCTCCTACAAGGTGAGGGTCTGTACTGTCTTCTCTCTGGTTGAGCACATAATGATTATAGAATGCTGCAGGAGAATAAAGTAATTTATTCAACCCACTATAACTAAAATAAAATTTGTTTTGATAGAATTTCTCCATCTCATCAGAACCATTCAAAGCTATCATCTGGTTTTATTTGATTGTTATTTGTGTTTGTTTCAGGCTCTGGTTTTTCTTCTTCTAATGCTATTAACTCTGACTTGAGTTCATTTCTCTCAATTCTAGTAAATGCTTCTTCTATATCTTCATCAACAAGTTCTTCTTCCTGTGCAGACTCACTGCACACATCATTAATTTCTTCTAAAGAATTAAGATCAATAAGGTTTCCATGTATTTCAGGTATCTCAAAACTACCTTCAGGTATAAAATCTGGAATAAGTTCATGAACATAGTTAGTATTGAGTAGTTTTGAAGTATCTTCATTAAGAGTGATTGTTTTAACTTCAAAATAATCATTACCTCCACTGTTAGCTATTCTTTCACCATAATACTTCATAATAACATTTACCTTATCTATATCAAGAACATCTTTATCTATAAGAGACTTCATAATGTCATCAATATCAGTATTCATATAATTTTTATTCTTACCTAGAAAACTAAGTAAAGACTTGAAATTAACATGGTTCTTAGTATGACAGTTACTCATATGATTTGCATATTTCTCAAATAACATCTCAATATAGAGTAAACTATCTATATAATTACAATTAGCCATAATTTCCATTGCAAGAATATGATTATCTGAATCTGAGCTCTTGAACATGTCAGAAATTTGCAGGAACATAACCTCATCTATAGTAGCAGCATCATCACCATTAATATGTTTTAGCAATTTACTTTCATGAAATATATCTAAATTACATATTGTAGGAAATAAGTCTACGTGCTCATCATCTACAGAATAAAATAATTTAGAAGATCTTGAAACAGTAGAACTAATATATTTTTTTACAGATGGTAATTCAGAATTTCTTAGTTGATTTGCTGTATGGTAATGTAGAATTACTATATCTTCAGTATAAAACTCTAGAGCTTGATTAAGATTATCTTTATAATAATCATCCATTACAAGGTCAGGATCTGCAAGAATATCTCTAAGACCTTTAGTTTCCATTGTATAGAACCATTTACTAGATGTAATTTTATCTCTAGTATTCTTACCAGCAAAGACATGTGTTGCTTGATTAATATCTCTTACAGTTTTAATACCATGTTGTAAAGACAAGTCTTTTAGTTTTACCCGGGGAATATTTACACCAGGCAGAAAATAAAGTAAATCTCCTTTTGTAGGAGTATAATCTTTATCATTTACAGTTAAAACATTACCATCTCTATCAGTACAATATAAAGGTTCTACCTTTAATATTAACTCTTTATCATCTGCCTCTGCTTCATGAATAAACAAATATGTTTTCATAGATTTTATTTAATAAAGGGGAATAAATCATTCCCCTTTTGTGAATAATTTTTGTAATAATGATGTTTGATAAGGAAAAATCTATATCACTAAATTACTTTACAGCCATCTTCACCACGTCTTGATTCATCATGAGCTGACTGAATCGAACTTTGTTTCCATTAACTATCTCTTTGACCATATAATATCTAAGGTCATTAGTAAATGCATCACAGTCTGTAGTAAGTTTAGCTATCCTATCAATAATTGGTTTACTTACTGATCCTTTGTCAGCTAAAGTAAGTGAATAGTTAATTATCCTGGTTGCAATAACACTTGAGATATCAGCACGAAACTCATCATCTTTACCTACTGCATTAGTAAGAGAGTTCATAACATACTGCTCATCTTTGGTCAAGATATCTTCAGGACTAATGATTCTATCTAGTTTATTATTAATAAACATAGTAAACATTGAACTAAAATCTGTTCCAACAGAACCTTCACCAATCATTTGAATTAATGGTAAGTCTGCCTCAAACTTATCAATAGAACTAATTGCATTAAAGAATGTAGTAATAGATCTTGGATTAACTCTTTGAGTTACCAATTCTGGGTGCATCAACATAAAATTAATACATCTACCATCTATGTTTGCTTTCTCTGCCCACTTAGCCCATACATCAGAATCATATTTCATTTCAACAGAAATAAATCTAGTCTTTTGAGCTACGTCAAGACTAGTAACATTATAGTCACCATTATCTGGGTTAGTAGTCAAGATAACATGCCAGTTCTTTGGTAACTTCCAAGATACATATTCTTGTCTATCTAGAATCTCCATAGTTGCTTGCATAAATCTTGCATCGGCACGAGTATAGTCATCAAGAATTAAAAAACCACCCTCACCTTTACCCTGAATCCACTCAGGAGCAGCATGTGACATTCTCTTATCTACAACTTTATAACCTTTTGCACTAGCTGCATTTATCTGAGATTCATTAATCCAAGTAGTTTTACCTTCTGCATTCTGGATCTGGAATTCTTTAACAGGAAAACCTACTAAATCACCTAATTCTTCCAACTGAGATAAATTCAGTTTTACAACTTCCATAGAAAGTTCTTTACCTAACTGCATGATTGCAGAAGTTTTACCAAGACCAGCATCACCCTCAATATTAATTGCCACAGGTACTTTACCTTCAGCTTGAATATGTTGGTTATTCTTAACCATGTGCTTAATAAAATTCTTTAATTCTTCAACATTTAATTGTACTTGATTCATAATCTTTTTTTTATAATTCTAATTTAATAACTCTACCTGGTAATTCTTCATTCATATATGATCTTTCAGATAAAACCCACAAAGTATTACCTTTAGGTTTTACTCTTGTATAACACTCACCATCAGTAAAATACACCAGGCTAGTATATTTTTTCAGATTAGCATTAAAATATTCTAGGACAGGGTCAAATTCAGTTCCACCCCTACCTTGTACAGCCATTTCAAATTTACCTTTGTAAGGTTCAATTGATCTAATAGTTGTATCACATTGTATTACAGTAATATCAACCCCGCACTTATAGATATGATAAATTTCACTCATAAATTCTTGAAGCTCATTATCACTTACAGATCCTGAAGTATCAATAGCCAACAACATATGTTGTCTCATTTTTACTTTTAGACCGGGGTTATCACTAAATCTGCGGTTCTCTTTTCTTCTGATTTTCTTAGTAAATACTTTTGTACTTACCCCAGTAAATCTTCTAATATAACCCCGCCAATTAAATTTAGGTTTAACAATCTCTTCAATAATAATTACTCCTTCAATTTCTCCAGGAACAGTACCTCTTTTCTTAATAGTTTGTTCTTTAGCATCACTAAGAACTTTCTGTAATTGTTTTTCAATTAACTTTTTCTCAGCTTCAGTCATATCTTCAAACTCTTCCCATGTAGCATGATCATCTGTTTCACCATTTTCTATAGCATCTAACAAATTATCCATAGGTGCATTACCACAAGTACCATTTTGATTTTTCTTATCTTGAAGTTCTTTTAACTTGTCATAGTAATATCTACAACCAGCTTTTTTGTCAAGATTTAGTTCAGCATAATTATCAATGTCAATACCACCATCGGGTAGATATTCTTTAGATATATACTGATTGATCTCCATATCCATTGCAACATTTGCAAGTCTCTTATCACTAAACTTAAAGAAAGTAGTAAGATGTCCAAATGCAATATGTAACAATTCATGTTTTAATAATCCAAGTCTGTGGTTATCACTTAAAGATTCCCAAAACTCAGGATTAATAGCAAGCTGATAATTAATACCATTCTTGCTAACTCCGGCAGTAGGAACTTTCTGACCCCAGACTTTATTTAGAGCAATAAGAAAGAACCCATAGTAGGGCTCTTTCAACATTAGCTCTTTACCAATTTTACTAAGACTCTCTTGTCTGTCCATCATCTTTAAATTTAATGTTTATCTCAAATTTGTCTGTAGGATAGCCAATAGACTCTAACATCCTTGACATATCTCTAATAAAGAATTCCATAAATAGCTCAACCGAAGCTTTAGAACCTCTGTGTTTTGTAATCAGACTTAATGTTTTAGGACTACTAAGTGGAGTTTCTGGTTTGATATCTAACAACTTAGTTGCTATCTTTTTACAGTTAATCATCCAGTTTTCCATAGTGTGCCCACCAAACTTATAGAGAACCAATAATTCTCCTACATATTTATCAAAATCAACATTCTTTAGAGATTGAAATGCTATAGTATGATTATCTGCATCCTCAGATTGCAACATCATCATTAAATTTCTTGTCTCATCTTTATCAAAAATCATCTTTTTCATCAGTCTTCAACTTTTAATGTTTTAATGGCCCACTCATGTGGTTTACCACTTGTAATCATATCTACCCATTCTTTTGCAGTAGGAATGTAATTGTTACAATCCTCCTTAACATGCTGTTCTCCAATATACCGGACATATACATCTTTACCATCAGAGTTGGTAATTACCATACCAAATCTTTGTTCACATTCAAATATACCTTCACTATGATGTCTAAACATTCTGTGCATACTATGACCTACCCAGGCCTTAGTTTCATCAAACCAGTTATGTATTGCTAGATAGTCCACAGGAGACCCACCAAACTTCTTAGCTGATGATTTTGCATGTTGCCAAGGATGAGCCATTATTCTTCTTCTACTTTATCTAACAAACTACCATCATGAAAATAATCTTCAGTCTCAGTAATTCTTACATGGTTATTAATAATATATTTTCCTGAAGGAACACAAATACCAACTTCACCCCAACCACCTTCATTATTCCACCAATCTTCTACATCACTAAGAAGTTTTTCTTCAACAAATGATTCAATTGTATAATAAGCATCTTGATCAAATTTTGCTAGGTTACAATTATCTGCCCAATCATCTACCTTATCATTTACATCTTCTGGAGTTTCACAAGGTTTATTTGTATAACCTATCCATTCTATGGCACCTGAGTCTCCTCCACCATCATATTTTACCTTAATACCGGTCACACCATGATCAGCCAACTGAAACAGGAGGCTTGTTAATTCTAATTCTGTCATAATTATTTGATTTTGTAAAACCTACCTAGAATGTTTCCATTTAGGTATTCTTCTTTTTCAAGTACTTCATACAAGAACTGATGTTTAGTTTCCTGATATGTAAGCTCCATCTGAGTATTACATATCCTAAGAATTTCTCTTTTGATAGGTACTCCAGCTTTGTGAGCATCTTTAAGAACTTTATTACTACTGTAATACTTCATAAAGTCAGGTTTCAGTTCCCGCTTGTACTTTTTTAACCTTTTATCAGTAGACATAGCCAGTGCTTTTTTACCAAGAGGTCTCTTGATATTAGCAAAGAAGTTCTTCTTTCCTATATAAGCAACTGATTTACCATCTATGATAGCAGTCATAATATAAATGAACCCTACGGCCCCTGCAGGAATATCCAATTCCTCAAATGTTTTACCTTGATAGATCCAACTCATGTCTTAACTTTATTAATTCATTAGTAACTTCAGTTAATTCAAGTTCTAAAAATGCTTTTTCTTTTTTTAACTCTTCAGCTTTTTCTTCAAGTAACTCATTTTGTGCTTCAAGAGTCTCTCTAATGTCTCTAAGATCTCTAATTTCATTATTTAGATCTCTAAGTTCATCTTCAACTTCACTTTTTACATCTTCATAATAAGATTGAGCCCAGCTTAGATGTCTTTCTAACTCATCAAAGTTTTTTTCTATCATAATGCTTGTTTTAATAGTGGAAATAATTTATCTCTGACAGCTTCAACACCATGATCTCTAACTGAATCTGATAAATCTTTAGACATAACTAAATTTACATACTCAAAACCATATTTTTTCTTGTATTTTTCAGCAGATCTTATTCCAGCCTCATCATTATCAAACAATACAATTATCTTTTGATATTTATCTAGAAGAGGTCTCATAAAATTTTCTGGTATTACACTATTCTCACTGTCTGGAGCAATTGATTCTATTCCTGATATGCCTAATACTTTAAAACACATTAAGTCTTTTAGAGAAGATGTAATTATAAGATACTTAGACTTAAACTCAAGTTGATCACTACCTTGTATGTAATCTTTTACTTTAATAAACTTATTGTCTTTGTTCTTTGGAGTATAGATTTTATACAGTGTACCATCTTCCCGAAAATACCCATAGATAAAATTACCTTTAATAGTCATGGATTCTAGTAAATTACCATCATCATCTTCTTTAATCATAGTGTAAAATAACAAAGGAAATACATTATGTTTTTCTAAAATATTAGAAGATATTCTAAAACTCTTCCAATAAATTTGATCTAATGTATTCCAGTGTCTCATCTCATAATCAGAAACTACATATTTACTATGTGGTTTATAATCTATAGGTACATAAGTATTATTAGAAATATAAACATTATAATCTTCCATAATTTTGAAAGATGCTTTACCTCTATTTTCTAAATTATATAAATGCATTACAAGACTAAGTCCATCACCTCCATATCCAGAAGAAAAATCTTTAAACTTGTAGTGACCCTTGCTATCTGTATAAATGCACATAGAAGGAACTTTATCTCTAGAACTAAATATGGATTTAATTTTAAGACTCTGACCTGACAATCTTTCAGTAAGTTTTAGATAGTATTCAAATACCCATTCTCTAGGTACTTCTGCTAAATCAGAAATTAAATTCTTTGTAGAAATCATACTCTAAAATTTAAAAATTAGGGGGAAACTACAAAATTTCCCCCTTAACTTGTTAGTCTAGAGAGAAATCAGTAGATGGTTTTGATGGCATAGATAAATCATTATCATCATTATCACCAAAACTTTGAATATTATTTACTTCTAATTTTTTAA